TTGTTCGTCGCATCGCTGGCGTTATTCGTCCGGCCGGCGACCCACGTGTTGTTGCTGCTCCCAGCTCCACCTGTCCGCGCGTTATGGGAGTGGCTTCCGGCGCTAGACGCGGTGCCGGTGTGGTCATGCGCCTTGTTCGCGTCAGCCTGCGAACTGCCGAACTCACGAGCAAGGTCGATGCCGCGAGCATCGTCCCAACCGCGAATGAACTCGCCGCGAAGATCCGGCAGGTTGAAGGTGGTGGTGCCATCGCCAGCCCCGAACGTCACGCCGATGGCCTGGAACAGCGCCGCATAGACCGTGCGCGAGACCGCCGCACCGTTCGCCTTGAGCCACCCTGTCGGCGCGCTGCTGCGCGCGAAGTGAACAACGGCGCCGGCCGGAGCCTTCTGGTCCGCCTCGGCCTTGCTGTAGACGCCGAGGTTCGTTCGCGCTGCAGCCTTGTCGGGCACATCCGCCAGGTTCTGCGACTTCACCAATGGGTCGGGCATGCTGCCGGCCGGCTCGTTCTGCGTACCGACGATCTTGGTTCCGGCGGGGTAGGACTGCGCGAGGGTGATCCGCGCTGGCAGGGTGGCGTGCTTGGTCCACTGGTCCGCGCGCAGACGTACGCCTTCGACGTAGACCGCCAAGCCCGCATTGTTGACGACGGCCCAGTTCACCACCGTCTGATTGGCGATGAGCGTCTGCGTCTCTTCGATGCTGTTGACCGTGACGTTGATGCTGGCGATGTCGGCCCACTCGATGTCGCCCTCTGCGTTCGACTTCTTTCGAGCTACCTGACCGGTCGTACCGCCGGGCAGGATGTAGGCTTTCGTGATCGTGGCCAGCACCCACTGGCGTGTCGCCATGATCAGGTTGCCGTCCACGATCAGGGTGACGATCTCGGAGTTGCCGACCTTCATGATGGCCTGGATGGACATCTCTCGGCTGCTGCCGTCGCTGGGCACCGGCTTCCACGTGGCCGGAAAGTTCGCATAGGCGAACAGGTCACCGTCCGAATCGAAAACGCCGAGCTCATGAATCGAAAAGCCGCCCACGTTCGATGGGATCAGCATCTCGGCCAGCATCTGCGTGGCGTCGTTCTTGTTGACGGCCAGCGAGTTGATCTGGCTGCGATGCACTTCGCGCACAAGCTTGGTCTCTGCGCCGGTGGGCTGCGGCACAACCTGACCATTGCCGTCCCCAGCGGCGATATGGGTGAGCATGACGGCACGTGCGCCGGTGGTCGCTGCCGCGATCTTGGCGGCGCCGAGCGCCGTCAGCTTCATAAAGAAACTCATGGTATTCAGCCCTTCTTGAGTGCGCGCCAGTTGTTCCAGACGATCACGGCGTAGAGCGCGATCAGCGGAAGGATCGCCCACCAGCGGTGGCTCGCCAGGAGGTAGCCCAAGCCGATGGCCAGCAAGCCCTTGGCGACCAGCGCGCCATCCACCCCGAGGAGCGACATCAGGCTGCGGATTACGGGGTTCAGCTCGCGGCCGCCCTGCGCGAGGACGGTGCGCGTCGTGTACCAATCGCCCCCTTGCAGCAGCGCGAAGAGGGCCAGCAGCGACCAGGAAAGGAGCGTCATGCCTGCGTCTCCTGGACAAGGGCGAGGCCCATGGCCGCGCAAACGCGCGCGAAGTGCCGGCTCGGATCGCCCTCGCTGACGTCCATAGTAAGCTCGCCGCACACCGTGGCGAAGTCCGCCGCCGGATAGCCGGCCTCGGTCAGGCGTTCGGGCATGTCGCCAGCCTGGGCGGCGGTCAGCATGTCGAGGAACTCGGGCTGCGCGTTGGCGAGGTGGCCGGCCCAGTGGGTGGCGGGCGCTGCGCCCGATGGGGAGAGAGGCAGGCTGTAGTTGCGCGCGCCCCAGCCCATGCCTTCGCCCAGGCGGTTGGCAGCATCGCAGGCACTTGCCGAAACGATCAGAACGAGACTTGCCATCAGTATGCTCCCAGCGCGGCGTTGAGCCGCGCCTGAATGACTGCGATTTGCTTGGGGGTGGTCGACTTGCCGACGATTAGGAGGTCGTAGAGGTAGCCGTTGAAGATCACCGATCCGCCCGCCCGCGCGAACATCGTGATAGGCGAGTTGCTGTAGACCGCGCTCCCCTGGTCGGTGTTGGTCACGGCCGGCGGACCATTGTTGACCGTCAGCTTTGACACGTCACCGGCTATGTCGCCCTCTCCCACGAGGATCGCGGTGTGCGGCGACGTAAAAGCGGTGTTGCTGATGTTGGCATCCGCTTGGGCAGTGGTCAGCGACTGGAAGCCGTAATTCGGGCCGGCGGTGCGAGGTGCGAACAAGGTGAAGGATGCATTGCCGCCGCTGGGACGGATCTCCGCGACGATGCCGGCGCCGTTGTCGATCGTCTTGCGCTGGGCAGCGATCATGGTGACCTTTCCGGTGCCGATGAAATTCACCGCCTGAGTGGCCATCGCGTCGTCTGTGGTGGCGTAGAGATAGCGCACGTCGGGCACGCCAGGCTCGACCACGTTCCAATCGGTTATGGCACGTTGATAGCTGCTGCGAGCAGTGCCACGCTCCAGCTGAGGCGCGCGAAGTACGGCGTCACCGTTCACCGGGTTGTTGATGCCGACACCATAACGCGCCGTGGTGCTGGCGTCGCTGGGCCCCATTACGATCACGCAGGCCAGTGTGTGCCGGCCTGCGGCGGGCACGGTACCGGCCGGCACCTCCACTCCGTTCACTTGGTAAGCGATCGTGCTGCCTGCAGGCAGGTTGAACCAGCCTACCATCTGAGACACGGAAGTGCCCGCGACGGTCACATCGGCGACGACTGAGAGGGTGTAGGTTGAGCCAGCAACCAGCGTCACCGTCCTGGACATCGCGGAGCGCGACGTGCCGTCAGTGCAGGTGCAGCGCACGGCATTGTCGCCGTTCTCGGTGTCGATAACATACCGGACGGAACCCAAGCCGATGAGAACGACGCCCCACGCAGAGGGATTTGCTCCGGCGGCGCCGTCAATCCGATCGACACCGCCCACCAGCCCCGTGTTCGCCAGCAGATTTCGCCGGCCGCCCTTGGGATGCCGGCCGTAGATCGGCCGGGCGGCGGCGTCGGGTTGGGTGAAGTGGTTCCCGCGCCCCGAGCGGTCGCGCGCCATGGCAACCGCATCCCCATAGGCTGCGGGGGTGGTGCCTGCGACGTCGGTGAACAGCTCCGGCAAGCCCTGGAGATCGAGCCACACGCCTTGCGTGCCGTCCGCGAACAGATCGCTGTCGCGAAAGGTGCTGTTTCCCACCGCGTCGAGCCAATCGGCGCCATCGGACCAGACCGGCTTCTTCAGCATCGTATCGTAGTGCTGATATCCGACCAGGACTGAGCCGACCGCGGGACGCGTGGGGCCGACATGCAACGCCGTACCGAGGAAGCTTTCAAAGGCCTGCGCCCACTCGCGCGCGCTCTTCGTGCCAGCTCCTCCCGGGGCGGCGCCTTCTGCCCAGGCACGCGCGGCGTCACGCATCTGCGTGGCCGTCGTAGCCCCAGCAGTCGCTTCACCAGCCTTACTAGTTGCGGTCGTCGCCTTGTCGGTTGCAGTATTTGCGGCGGCAACGGCTTGGTCGCGCAGCGCGGTCGCGTCGATGAACCGGACCCTCAAGCGGACATCGTCGCGACCCGGGGCGACCATGCGCAGATCGTAGTCGCCATCGGGCGCGGCCACGACCAGCTTGCCCTTGGCATCAGCAGCCCACGGGTTGCCGAGGGCTGCACCGGCAGCATCTTTCAGGCCGGTGGCGAGCGTGTTCGTGCCAGGCGCGTAGAGGTACGCGACGCCGAACGGGACGACGTTGCCTTGACTGTCCTGCGTGAAGAAGTTCTTCAGTTCCATTTGTGCCCGCCTAAAAACAGATCGTGTTTTCGCTGATCACGGTGGCGTGATCCGAATAGCTGGTGAGCGAGACTGTCTCACCGCATGCGGACGCGCCGGCAAAGCAGATCGCCGCGGTCGTTCTGCCCAGGACATCGACGCTGACGAGGCGGCTGCGCACGTTTTTGGTCGCCTCGGCGACCGAGACGATGTTGTCGAACGCGGCGGGGTCCGGCACGCCTTCCTGGTCGACCGTCACACGGACGCTGAAGGTGTAGGGATCGCCCTTTACGGGTTCGAGCTGATGCCACTCACGCACATCCAGCTCATGACCCAAAGCGCCAAGCGATTCCTTGAGCGCACCCACTGTGCCCTTGCGCCGATGAATCGACATGCTGGCGCGCACTGCACCGCGCTTCTGCGCCTCCGACCAGTTGGTGTCCCATCGATCGACGCTGAACGCCCACGCCAGCCAAGGCAGCAGCGCAAGCGGGCATGTGTCGGCATCCCAGATCGTGCGAAACGGGTCCGGGATCGCAGCGATCGGCTCGGTGATCGCGGTCGCGAGCGCGCGCTCGAAACGCGTAGAGTTGGCTGGCAAAAGGTCAGACATCGGTGGCGGCCGCGATCGTCACCTTGATCTCGTTGGCGAAGAACACCTCGCCGTTGCTGGCAACCAGCGTTTCGGAAGGCTCGGCGCGATTCACGCGCATGACGCCGGGACGATGCAGCGCGGCGTCGATGCCCGAGAGAGCGTGATCGTACCCAATGCGATGCACGGAGGCGACATATGCGCGAAGGGCATCTTCAGCCGCCTGCCGCACGACTTCGGCATCTGGCCCAGGATACATCACCAGCTCGGCTGTAATCGAGTAGTTGATCACGCTGGCAGACGTCACCGCGACCTCATCGGTCAATGGCCGCACGTATTCGGCGTTCACCGCCGCGGCGACGATGTTCAGGAGCTGCTGAGGCGCGGTCCCGTTCCCCTCACGGGAGAGCACGAAGACCGTCACCTTGCCCTTGTCCGGGCTGATGACCTGGACGTCCTTGACCAGGCCGGAGGCAGAGCTGACGTGATAGATGTAGCTGCCTTCGGATCCCGCGGTGGTGTAGCCCTCGGGCGAGAGTTGGATCCGGCGACGGTAATCGGCGTCGCTCTCGTATGTGGGCAGCACCGGCGGCAAGGCTGCAGGGTCGCCGGCATCGATCAGAAGGCGGCTCACGCCGCGGTTCGCGCCGATGTGGTCGAGATCGGCGCCGCCGGCATAGGCGAGCATGACGGCGCGCACGCCGTCGTTCTTCTTCTGCCGCTCGAGCATGACGTAGTACGCGGCGACTTGCAGGATCTTGTACGCGGGGTCGCTGGCGACCAGCGCATCGAAGCCGTCAGGGTCAAGGCTTTGCAGCCTCGCGAGCATGTCTGCGAAGATCGCCTCGTAGCTGATCGTCTCGATCGCATCGGGCGAGGCGAGTTGCGACAAGTCGAGCGTAGAGATTGCGGAGCTGACGGCCATGCCGTCAGTCATGTGGTGACGCGCGCGCGCGAGCCATCGTGCGCCGCCGTTGCCGCTCCGGTTACGGCGTGGGAATGCCGCCTGTCGTGACTAGCACTCGTGCTGCCAAGCGCGGCTCGCATTTGCGATCTCGGTCACCATCTGGTGCCCTCGCGAAAGGAGATGGTGATGATTCAACACGAGCACATCAAGAAGGCTAGCAGGGAATGGGAGTACGAGGATGGGAAGTGGCAGAGTGTCCTCAGGGTTGATACCGACTTGCAGCTTGACCCTGGCGGACGGGGATACGATCCGGAGGCCGAGCGAGAGTTGTTGGATGTTCTTGTGAAGCACGCCGCTGATAACCCAACGTCCGTCGACCGAATTGCGGTTCGTTCACTCTGGGTAGGTGGCTGACGAACAGAGGGGTGGCTCGTCGGTCACCCCTCTATATGGCGCAGCACCTCGTCCAGGAACTGCTCCTGTTCCTCGCCAAAGCCGAGCAGGGCACGCGCCTGATACTTGGTCCGGATTACCCGCCCCCGTCGCGATTTGCCGACGAAGCCTTCCAAGCCGAAGTGGTGGGTGGCGGCCGTGCTCTCGACCAGCTTGTTGGCGAACCGCAGCTCGCCTTCGTCTGGCGTTACGCGCGTCCTAAGGTTCGATGCCTTGCCGATCCGCTTGAACATTTTGCCGCGCTTCGGCTTGCGGCGCTTCTTGCGAGGCGCCATCGCTCCACCCTCAGGCGTGACGTTCGCGGCGATGCGCTTGGCATTGGCGCGCCGGGCGAGGCGCATCAGCTTCTCGGCCAGGCGCTTGCGCTGCCCAGGCTCGACGCTTTCGAGGATCTCGCCCAGGAACGGCTCGATCGCTTCCAGGCCGGCGGCGCTGGCCATCAGGCGAGATCGGGCGCGAGCTGCTCGGGGGTGAGGCCGGGGCCCCAGATCGACTTGAGCACCGGTCCGCTCGGCAGAAGCGGACCTTCATCTTCGAACAGGCGTTCCGGCTCAGCGACCACGCGCATGTCGAAGCCGCCGTCCGGCCGGCGCAGCACCACGACGGATTCGACCAGGGCGAGATCGAAGCCAATATCGACTTCCTCGTTGGAGATGACGTCCGCTTCGAACGGGATCGCCGTGCGGCTGTTGGCGGGCGAGAGCAGATCGGGCTGCTGGATCCGCAGCCAGTCGATCAGCACGATCCAGATCATCAGCGACGGCAGGCGCCAGCCTTCGATGCTGACTGACAGCTTGTACTCGAGCGAGAAGTTGAGGTTGTCGGCGCCGGCATTGCAGCGGACGTGACCGTCCTCGACCCAGAGTGCGAGGCGTGTGGTTTCCCGCCTGAACTCGTCAGGAAAGGCGTCGGTGAGGCGCGCGCGCAGGCTGTCAGGCTTGATCATAGGGGCGAGCGATCGGATCCGAACACCGATCGACGCTGCTCGTGCTGCACGCTCGCCAGTGACGCCGTGCGCTCGATGATGAAGCGAAACTCGGGCGGACCATTGGCGATGATCTCTTCAGACAGGTCGCAGATCTGGCGCATGCGCCTTGCTGCTGCGGCTCGGCTATCGGCACCATCCCAGCGCTTGATCAGGGCAAGCGCGATCAGGCGAAGGTCGGAGACGTGCTGGATGTCCTCGCGGGTGAAGCTCATAGCCATGCTCCGATGATCACCGCCCACAGCAGCGCGGACATCCCAACGATGACGCCGATGCGCTGGGCATAGAGGAGGCGTTCGGGCATCAGACGAACGCGTCCAGCAATTGCTTCGCGCTCACCACATCGATCTGCGACCGCAGCCCGTCGAGCAGGTCTAGGTCGGCTGACAGGGTGGTTAAATCGTTGTGGCGGTTCGTGATCGCCACGCCCTTGTCGGCAATCGCGTTCGCATAAAGCACGGCCCGATTGTCACTCGGGGACGTGAACTCGCCTGCAATCGCACGGATTGAGTGCTTATCGGGCCAAGGAAATGTCTCACCGTAGTAAAACGGCGGGTTCTGGCTGCGCGCCTGCATATGCTTCCGAGTTCCGCTAGTATTATAATCCCGGAACATCGGGAATGCGGTCATGTCCTTGTCGCCAACCGACGAGAAGTACGAACCGAACCGCTTGTCGCCCGGCTGCATCAAGCCATTTGCGACCATGAAGTCGATTTGCGCCTGCATCTCAGCGGCGCGCTGCGCGTCCGTCATGGCGTCGATCGTCGCCTGCGCCTCGCTGCTCCAAGCCTGGAGCATCATATGATGCCCCTCTGCAACTAGCTGCTGGCACTGCGCGAGCGTCATTCGGCCAGGTTGGCCGATGGTCGTGTTAAGCGCACCGCCGTTGAAGCTGAACTTCCAGCCTAGCGCGTTGAATAGCGGGCGGACGGTGGTGAAAACCGTGTCGTGAAGGTCATCAAAGCAAAAGATCGCCTTGGCCTTCGTGAGGGCGTTCGGCTGAAACAGGGGGCGCTTGCCGAGTTCAAGCTTTCCGCCACTCGCGCCGGCCCGTAGCTCCCATTCGATCCACGTAATCGCCGAGAGATCTGCGCCAGTTCCAACCTGCTTGAGTGCAGACCCGACCGGGAAACCCCAGACCTGCCAGCGCCCGGGCGCGTCACCATTGGAAGTGACAACCGCCTGCATGGAAGATGGCCCCTCACCAAAACGATCGAGCTGGTGATAGTTTGCAGGTGGGGCAGCTTTACTCCCCGATGAGTACAGTTTTACCGAGGAGACCGAAAACTCGTGCCCTCGGAACACCGGCTTAAACGGCATGTGAATAGCGCCGTTCCGAACATCGACCGGAGGCGACATGACGGCACTGTTTGCGATCGAGACGGTGGCCGCCGCGCCCGCATCAATCTGAATCACTGACGACTGCCCGTAGGGGTTGTCACTGCTCGGCACGGCCGTCACGGACGCAGGCGGGTTGTGCAGAAGCGACCGCTGTGACCAGTCGCCCAGCGGGATCGCCGCAGGGATGGAAGTAGGCGTGGGGCCTGGGCTAGGGGTCGGGCCCGGAGTAGGCGTGGGCGTGCCGCCGCCTGATACGCCTTCAAGAACAGCAACACGCTCTTGGATCGCATCCACGCCGAGATGAGCCTGAAGAGTGGCGCGCTGTTCGGCCGTCATGTTCAGGAGCGCATTGTTGAACGCACCGAGGAATTCTCCCGACTCATCCGCAATGACGCCTCGCGCATTGGCAGTCTTCTCGACGAGGTTACCGCCCATGATGCGCCTCCTGCGGGCAGAGGCGGTCCATTACCTCGTTGTGCTCGAGCACCAGGTGGAAGGTCTCGTCCGTGTCGTAGTGGTTGCCGGGATCATCGACGCCGGCCGAAGGCGCAGGCTCAGCGCTGATCCGCTGCGATGACAGGCATAAATCGCTGACAGTTGGTGGGCGTTCGGGCCGTGCGCAGGCACTGCTCGTAGCGAGCAGGATCGCCAGGGTTGCGGATTGCAGTGCGCGGCGCATGGGCGTCCTCCGTTCGATCGAGCGTCACCTGCAGATCGTCGGCGTGCTGGTTAGCGGCGCCGAACTGCTGGTTGCTTCGATCATCTGCCGTCTCGGCGGCGCGAAGACAAAGGGCCAGCGCCGTGAGGGCGGCGACTACGGCGCAGAGCCACGTCCATCGCGCGACGCCGAACAGCGACGGGCCGATCAGCCACTTCACTTGGAAGATTCCACTTCGATCACGGCGGTCGAGGCCGCGGTCAGATCCGGCAGTGCGGGCGCGGTCGTATCCTCTGCCTCGCCGCCTTCAAAGCCGAGCGAGGCCTTGCCGAAAGTGCCCTTGAAGCTGCGCCGGTTAATGGCCATGCCCAGGCTGAACAGCACTAGGACGATGCCACCGGACACGATCCAGAGGATCCAGCGCGCGGTGTGGGCGCGGTGCTCTTCGGTGGCAACGGTCCAGTGCGATCCCTCGACGTTTAGCCAGTAGCCGTAGGCCAGGAACGCGGTAAGCGCTGCGGCCCCGCCGATCGAGCCGAGCAGGGCGAGCAGGGCACGCCAGTCCTTCGGTGGCCAGCTCGTCATGTTGCGATGGCCCGGGCAAGATCGTCGCGTACGTCGACGCGCTGCGGCTTTGCCCAGTTGGGCGAGTAGCTGGGCTTGCGGACCGGCCAGATCGTGGTGAGGCCGGTGCCCGCCCACCTGCTGGCGAAGAACAGGTCGCGCTCTGCTTCCCGGCGCGGGATGATCGAGGCGGGGCGCTTCCAGTCCATGAAGCGCAGTCGTGCGCCCGCCACGTCGCCGGCAAGCCAAAGCTCTACCCAATCGGCCGAGCCGATCGCGCCGGTGTTCCAGTGGAACGAGAGCGCCGCAGTGAGCTGCGCTTCGGTCAGCGCGCGCCCGCCGAAGGCGCGGCGAACTTCCGGCAGATACTTGGTCCGCAGGAGCCAGATATAGATCCCGAGGCAGCGCTCGATCGGCTGCGGGTTGTCCTTGTAGCGCTCGACCATGTGGCCGGACTTCGACGTGACGCCCACGCCCCAGGTCCATACGCCCACGCTGTCCTTGTATGCCTCAAGCACGATGGCTTCGTGATGCAGGATCTCGGTCAGCATGCGCACGGTGAGACCGTCGATCGTCAGCTCGCGCGGCGCGCCGGCTGCGTCGAGGAAGCTGTGCAGCGCATCGGACGCTCCGGGCTCATCCAGAAAGCCGGGGCGGGCAATCGTACGAACGGCATCGATCACGGGGGTGCGGGGGTTCGTCATACGCTGGCGCCTTTCTCGGCAGAGCTTTCGAACATCGTGTCGAGCGCGCGCGGGCCGAGGTAGGCCACCGCGCTGACGACACCGGCCGCAGCCGCGCCGTCGATCTTGAAGTAGGAGCAGATGGCGTAGCCAATCATGCCCATGCCGACCGCCACCAGCAGTTCGAATGGCAGTTCGCGCCCCCAGAAGCGGCGTCGTCCGGCCTGGGCTTCGCTGGTGTGGAACATGATGCGGCCGATCAAGCCGGCGAATAGCCACCAGATGTGATCGCGCGCCGCGC